CCTGCGCTTCCTGAGCGGCGGCTCGCAGCTTGCCATCGCAAAGAGCGAGGAGACGAAGGCGAAGACCGTCGAGACGCTTGCAAACGTCAACGTTTCCGCACAGAGTCAGGCTATCAAAACGGCGGAAGCGATTGCGCGAGCCACTACCGCGCAGCCGCAGCCGCAGGCATCCGGTCAGCCAATGACCGAGTGAGCACGAAGCATGGACAACGAAACGACGGAGACGCCGCAGGTCGAAGAGACGCCGATTCAACACGAGACGCCGCCAGCCGAGATCCAAGCCGGCGCGGAGGTCGAAGACGAAGACGCCATCGACGACGAGGTGATCGTTTCCATCGGGGAGCCGCCCGCAGAGCAGAAGGCCGAAGTCGAGGAGAAAGATCCGAAGCTCGTCAACAAGCTCCGCAAGCTCCTGCGAGAAGAGCAGCGCCGGAACCGTGAATACGAGGCGAGGCTGAAGACAACGCAAGCGCCGGTCGAGAATCAGCCGCCGACGCTTGGACCGAAGCCGAAGCTCGAGGACCACGACTACGACGCCGAGAAGTACGAGACGGCGCTTTCGACTTGGTACGAACGCAAGCGAGCCGCAGACGAACACGCGGCGAAGCTGAAGGAGTCCGAGGAGAAGCAACGGAAAGACTGGCAGTCACGCCTCGACGCCTACGGGAAAGCGAAAGCCTCCCTCCGCGTGCGCGACTACGACGAGGCAGAGGCCAATGTCGTCCAATCGCTCGACGTTACGCAGCAGGGCATCATCGTGAAGGGTTCGAAAGACCCGGCCCTTCTCACCTACGCCATCGGAAAGGACCAAGCGAAGCTCAAGGAACTCGCCGCGATCAAAGACCCGATCGAGTTCGCCTTCGCCGTCGCCAAGCTCGAAACGCAACTGAAGACCATGCCGAAGAAGCCACCCGCACCGGAGCAGCCCGTCAAGGGTGCAGCGCCGGGTTCCGACCACGTTTCGCGCACGCTCGATCGACTTCGTGAAGGCGTCGCAAACGGTTCCGTCCCGATGAGCAAGCTCATCGAATTCAAGAAGCAAAACAACGTCCGCGGTTAACGCGGAGGAGATTTTCACATGCCCAGCAATGCATTTTCCAAGGAAGAGATCGTCGCATACGAGCAGCTCCTCGAAGGCTTCGACGACGCGCTCGTGCTCTCGAACCTCTGCGACAAGTACGTCACCGACCAGGTGACGATGGAGCGCACGAACGACGTCATCTGGCGCCCGATGCCGTACATCATGCAGACCTTCGCCGGCTCTGACATGACGACGAAGTTCCAGAGCGCGACGCAGCTGACCGTCCCCGCGACGATTGGCTTCCAGCGTTCGGCCCCGTGGGTTCTCACGGCGCGCGAGCTCCGCGACGCGCTTCAGGAGCGTCGCCTCACCGATGGCGCGAAGCAGCGCCTCGCGAGCGACATCAACCTCGCGATCACCAACGTCGCATGCCTCACGGGCACCGTCTTCGTGCGCCGCACGACGGCGAGCACCGGCTTCGACGACGTGGCGCTCTGCGACTCGACGTTCAACGAGCTCGGCGTTTCGATGGACAACCGCAAGCTCGTCTACTCGTCGCGCGACTACAACGGCGCGGCGAACAACCTCGCCAACGGCGCGGCGAACCAGGCGCGCAGCTTCGGAAACGACATCTCCGACTCGGCGCTTCGCCGTGCGAACGTGGGCGTCATCTGCAACTTCGACACCTACAAGGCCGACTACGTGAACCGCATCACGGCGGCTGCCGGTGCGGGCATCACGATCAACACGACGGTCGCCGGCGGTAACTTCTGGGTGCCGAAGGCAACCAGCGTCGCGACGACGGGCGAGATGTCGAACGTCGACAACCGCTTCCAGCGCGTGACGGTGAACAGCACGGCCAGCGTCAAGGCGGGCGACGCCTTCACCATCGGCACCTTTGCCGGCGGCACCGCGGTCGAGGCCGTGCACCTCATCACGAAGCAGGGCACGGGTCAGCTCAAGACCTTCCGCGTCATCTCGGTCGACTCGAACACGACGATGACCATCAGCCCGCCGATCATCTCGAACCAGGGCGGCTCGGACGCGGAAGCGCAGTACCAGAACTGCATCGTCAACGCGAACGCCGCGGCGGCGATCACCTTCCTCAACACGGCGACTGCTTCGGCGAACCCCTTCTTCGTGAAGAGCGCCCTCGAGATCCTCCCCGGTCGTCTCGCCATCCCGAGCAACGCGGGCGCCGGCGTCATGGCCGAATCCACGTCGAGCGGCTTCCAGCTCGTGATGACGAAGCAATTCGACATCAAGACGCTCCAGACCTTCTACCGCGTCGACCTCCTGTTCGGCGTCGTGAACAAGCAGCCGGAAATGACCGGCGTCATGATGTTCAACCAGTGATGTCACGCTGAACGGAGACACAGAAAATGTCGAACTACCTCTCGCCCTTTGGCACCGTTACCGTCACCGTCCCCGCCGGCGAGTCGATCGCCGTCTTCTCGCAGGGCCGCGTGCTCGTCGAGCGTCTCGTCGGGACGCCGAACTACCCGTCGATGCCGCAGCAGATCGGCAACTTCACCAACGGTCAGAGCGTCTTCGGCTCGTACGCGAGCGGCGCCACGATCGTCATCACCGCCATCGGCGGCATCGAGTGCTACTACGAGGTGGGCACCGCCCCCGTCGTGAAGCAAACGCGCCTCCTCTCGCCGGTGCAAGTGGCGCCTGGCACGCTCGACGTGACGGGCACGCTCACTGCGGCTCTCGTGCTCACCGGCCTCGTCACCTCGTCGACGGCGGCCGGCGTCACGGCGACGCTCGACACGGGCGCCATCATGGAGGCCTCCTCCGACTGGGATGCGAACGACACGATCCAGTGGTCGGTCGTCAACACCGGCCCCAACACCTTCACCGTTACGTCGCCTGGCGCGTCGCACACGGTCGTTGGGGCTGGTGCGGTTGCGACGCTCACCTCGGCGAGCTTCCGCACCCGTCGCTCTGCGGCGAACACGTTCGTCACCTACCGCATCTCCTGAGCTCAGCTCGGTGAGAAAAGAGGGGGCGGCTTCGGTCGCCCCTTCTTTTTTCTTGCGTCGTGCTAGGATGCGCGCATGCCGCTGACCAAGGGTTACTCGAAGGGTTCGATTTCGAAGAACATCTCGAAGGAGATGAAGGCCGGAATGCCGCAAAAGCAGGCCGTCGCCGTCGCTCTCTCGACCGCGCGCGCCGCGGCGAAGAAGGCCGGCAAGCCGTCGAAGGGACCAAAGGCTGCGCCGAAGAAGGGCAAGTGAAACCGAAGGTTCGCATCGTGCGTGACGTGCCATCGCCCGCGCTACTGAAGCCACGGACGGCAAGCGTCGCGCGCGTCAAGCGTCCTGCGAGAAAGGGCATCCGATGATCATCTGCCGAGTTCCAGGGCAACACTTCGCAGGCAAGCACGAGAGTGGACGCGACATCACGTACGACGCGCGCGACCACTTTCACGGCGACATCCCCGCGGGCTGGTTCGCCTCGCTCGAGGAAGCCGTCGCGGCTGCGTTCCCGTCGACCGAACCCGTCGCCGTCGCCGACGTTCCGCCCGCCATCGCGGAGGCCGCAGACGACGTTCCCCCGACGCGCGCGGAGCTCGAGGCGAAGGCCGCGGAGCTCGGCATCAAGGTCGACAAGCGTTGGAGCGACAAGACGCTCACGGAGCGCATCGTCTCGACGATGGAGAAGGCGGCGGAGGGCTGAACCATGGGCTACTCGAAGCGGCAGTACATCGAGGCGGCGCTGACGGAGATCGGCCTCGCCGACTACGTGTTCAACCTCACGGCGAACGACCTCCAGACGGCCCTGCGCCGTCTCGACGGCATGCTCGCGGAATGGAACGCCCGAGGCGTGCGCCTCGGCTACCCGATCCCGCTTTCGCCCCAGCAGAGCGACCTCGACGAGCAGACGAACGTGCCAGACGCGGCAAACGAGGCCATCATCACGAACCTCGCGTGTCGTCTCGCGCCGAGCTATGGCAAGCAGGTGCTTCCGGGCACGATGATCAACGCGCGATCGTCGTGGAATGCCATCTACGGCAAGAGCGCGACGCCGCCGCAGATGCAGTACCCCGGCACGCTCCCGAGCGGCGCCGGTAACAAGCAGTGGAATCAATTCTACTCGCCGTTCGTGCGTCCGCCGACCGAACCTTTGCTCGCGGGGCAAGACGCGGCCATCGATTACGAATAAGGGAAGACCATGGGCGTCACGATCAACCAGCTCTCGCAACTCAACCAGCTCTCGGGCTCGGACCAGCTTCCCGTCTACTCGGCGAGCAACGGCGACGCGCGCAAGGCGTCGCTTTCAACGCTCCTCGCGTACATCGAGTCGCAGTTCGTTTCGCCG